AAAATTACTGCGCCCTAAATTCAAATCAGGTCTGTTTGCAAAATTATTATTGCCGGGTCTTCCTACTGGAGGTGGAACCGCATTGGGTCCTTGTGTCGCCATTGGTGGCGGTGGTCCATTTCCACCTCCCATTTGCATCTCAGGATTCATAATTCCAGTCATGAAACCAGAAAAATTTGGACTTGTTTGTGCCATGGAATTTACTGCCGCATTTTGAAATTGACGCATTAAATCAGGGTTTTGACGTAAAATATCATCCATACCGGGCATAGCACTCTTGAACATGGTATTTGTCAAGTGAACCATCATAGCACTACCACCCAATTGAAATAATAATTTTAATTCAGGTGCCATGGATGCACGTGATTTGTATTTTTCATACAATTCAGCAAATATTTCATCATAATCATTAATATTTTCATTCACTTGCTCACTCCAACCATCTAACTTGATATCAAAAGGATCAAACCGGTTGTTTAAAAATTCAATGCCATTAATAGCAGCCATTAACATATTTCCTTGAAATTTCACGGAATTTTGTTTGCTTTTCTCTTCCATAATAGTTTCATATTCACCCATCATTTCTGCTAAAGAAGATTCCATATTGTATTTTTTTGACAGTTCAACTCCCTTCTTTTCTAATGCTTCCAACTTTCTTAAATACTTGAATTTTTCTCGCAATAGTTCTTCTTTTGATAACTGAGGCCCAGAAGAAGACGATACATTTTTATCAGGGTTTAAGGGAACATTATTGAATTTACCATAACCGTCCCATGTTTTGCTGTCATCCAAATTCTCTCCTCCAGAAGCAGCTAGACCAATACTAGGCTCGTCGTTGAACCTAACACTACCGCCTGAAAAATTATTTGAGTCATCCATCCCATCCATGCCAATGTTGTTACCATAATTAGAAGTAAATATGTCCGATTTTGATTTGAAACTTTGACTTGGCAAATCTCCAGATAATTCGTTCAATTCATTTTCCAAATTATTTAAATCTTCTAAATCTATATCACTGGTAGGTCTGTTACCTTCCTTTATTTTATCGTTCATTAAAAATTCTAAACCACCGCCAAAATTGGTTGATTTTGTTTGTTTAAAACTGTCGTTGTTCAAATCAAAGTCCGAAATTTCAATTATGTCGTTCATTATTGTTTTAATAAGAACATTTAATTTTAAGTAATACGAATTGAATATATATTATTTTTTATTTTACTTATACAATTTTTAATATGTAAAATAAAAAAAAATGAAATAAGTAATTCAATAATTCAATAATTAACTTAACAAAATGAATACTGCTAACGTTGTTTCTAAAAAACCACATTGGTTTACCAATTACAGAGAAAATTTGATTAAAAATATGGAAATAGAAGAAAAAAGAAAAAAAGAAAATATTAAAAAAGAGAAAAATGAAACTAGAAGAGAGAAGTATGCATTAAACATATTGAATAAACTTCCAGAAGATTTATTGCCCATGTGTTTGGAATTTTTAGACGAAAATTTCAAAAAGAAAATTTATTTAACAAAGATTACTAATTTATTCAAAAAATATGTAGGAAATTTGGATATTCTAAATTCACATAAATATGAAAAATATCCTATTTATCTTTTAATGGAAAAAATACCACAACAAGAGTTGATTCGGTTTATTAAATCTGGTACACCATCAAAATATTACACTAAAATTTATAATAATTCTTTGTTTTATGATGACATAGATAACAAATCTCTATTCAAAACACTTGTTGAACGATATAAAGGATATAATAATTTATCAAGTCATGTATGTGCATGGGAAATAACAAAAATAGTTGCCTTTCTGTTTGATATACTTATTGTAGAACGTGAAGATTTATACAATAATGATTTTAAAGAATACAAAGAATATGATTTACATTTCAAGAAATATGAGCGTTATGCTGTTCGTATGATAAATAGTATTGTCTACCTACACGAAAAATATAAAAATAAAACATTTATACCAGTGAAGATTTGAATCCGCAGCCCTACAGGGTGCTCAATTCAAATCTGTAACTGGTAACTTAGTTGAATAATAAAAATAAAACCTATAAATTATGCTTATTAATAAACCATAAACCTTGTAAAAAAGAATCGGACAAATCGTCCTTTTTTTTATGTGTATTAAAATAGCTCAATTGATTATCAAAACGATGGTCGGTGGTTAATATTTCTAAACATTTTGTTATGCCTGTTTTTTTCCGTGATTTATAATCACTGTTTTGTTTTTGTTCTATTTTATCGTCGTGTGTATGCGTTTCTGTCTGAGTTTGAACCTGTTTTAATTTGTTCACGGAAGAAACAAATTCAATATGTTCTGTATTGTTGTTCATGATAAAATATTGCGCAATCATCCCCTGGATTGTCTTCATACGATTAGCGATTGGACTGATTTGATTTTCAATCAAAACATAATCTATTTTATCTTCTATCGGAAAAATTTTATTGAATTTGAGTTTAATATTTTTACCTATTGTTATTAAATCAATTTGCGACGAATTTGTAGCAGTAATTTCTTTAAAACATTTGTTTGCTACATATTCATTTATTTTAAACAAGAGATCGTTTTTTTTAATAGGTTTCTCATAATGAATATTATATTGATCCGCAATATCAATAAGTTTTTGTATTTTTTGTTTATTGATAAAACTGGTTTTCAATTCAGATGTCGGTATTTGATAATTTTGTTTTTTTGAATGCTTTAAACAGAAATAGGTATTGTTCAGCGTGTATTTTGCGGGTTTATTGCATATATTATTTTTTTCAATACACTTACACTTTTGTATTTCGTCTTCTTGTGATAAATTGATAATATCCCATTTAACAATGCTAAAATGACTAGAATCGTGTGATTTTTCAAAAAGACAAAATGCTAAATTTTTAATACCAACATCTATAGAGAGAATACGGTTACACATACATAAAGAAGCAGAAATTCTTTATGTAATTATTTGATTATTGTTTTCGTTGTTTAGGATAACCAGCTGGATTGATAACGGGTGCAACTAATCGTGAATTTAATTGTTCCCTAGAAAGATAAGGATTTTTTAAATCACTATTAGGATAACCATATCCTGGAGTACTTGTATCATAGATATTTCTAAAAGTATAAGGTACATTACTTGAAGGTGTTGTATTTGTTTGAACATGAGGATCTAATCCTAAATCATAACATGCTTCCATAGAGTTGTATTTCATTATATGCAACCCGTTATGTTGTAAATATTGACGATAACTCCAATTAGAATGAATATTTTCTTGTTTTTGTATACGTGAATTGATCACTGCATCTGGTTGCCATGATGCATAATTACGGCCATCTGCCATAATTGGAGGGAAATTGAAATGAATATTATTTGAACCAGAATAACAAACTGCCCAGGACATATAATCTTATAATATAATTATATTATTATAATTTATTTTGTATTAAGTAAATTTAATAATTCGTGTTTTTTCAATTTGGATGAATCTGTTACTAGACCTTTTTCTAAAACAATTTCTTTCAGTTTATTCAATGATAATTTCTTATAATCCACGACATGGATATTTTTTTCTTCTTCTAAATTTGAAATGTTGATTGATTTTATACTAGTCTCCTTATTATTGACAACAGTTGTTTTTTCACTGTCATTGTCAGAAAATTCATTAAAATCAATGTCTTCTAGTTCATCTTCGCAATCTTCGCCATCTTCGCCATCTTCACCATCTTCACCATCTTCATCGTCTTCACCATCTTCGCCATTTTCTAAATTATTATTTAGAATATCTAAATTTAAAATTCTTATATTGTCATCTATAGTTATATTTTTATCAATATCTTCGTCATCGTCGTCGTCTTCGTCATCTTCGTCATCATCGTCTTCGTCATCATCATCTTCGTCATCATCATCTTCGTCATCTTCGTCATCATCTTCATCATCGTCTGATACAGGAATTAAAGTTTCTTCTAAAATACTAGAATCTTGATTAAAATTTGGGATAATTGTTTCAAATGGACTACTTGAATGCTGATAAACACTCATATTTGTACGATTTAGATGAAATTTTATGAGATTTGTTTCTTCTGCTAAAGAAGATACAAGGCTCAACATGGATGAAATTTTATGATTTTGTTCTCTCATTTTACTTTCAAAATATATTATCAGCAAACCAATAATCAGTAAGACTATACTAAGAAATATTAATAATGTAGGATTGAAAATATCAGATAAAAATGACATTATTAAAAAGTGTATATATAAATAATTTATTTTAATAACGAATAACGAAATAATAATTAACTAATTTTCTAAAAATATTGAATGAAACCCTAGATTTAATTTATTATGTATTTCAATATCAATAATTTTGTAATCATTCAAATCAATAAGACTAAGTAAATTTTTTTTGATTTTCTTATTTTCATCCGTTTCAACATTAAAAAAAATTAAATAAGGCTTGTTTTTTACATATATGACATTATGTTCCCCGCATATATTTTTATTTTCAAAAAACAATTTTTTATGAATTTTCAATCCTTTTGTAATAACAAAACCATTTATTCTTCTATTTTCAAAATTTCTTGAAATTACTTTATCGCAAAAGGATATTGGA